TTTCTCCGACTTTGTAAGCCTGACCAGCTTTAACAGAACCGCCTACGGCTTTACCAATGTAATTAGGGCTACTTGGATTAAAAATACCTTCAAAACTGTATTCCCCTTTTCCAATTTCTAACAGTCCTAAAGCGCTGCTGCCAAACTTCTTTAATTTTGCGTATGCTGTGGCAATAGCATTTATAGCCCTAGCAATAGATAAAAGCGCGTTAGCCGTTTCTTGCATACCGTTTGTAGCCGTGTCGCCGTCGTCCGTAAAGGCTTTGAATAATGCTCCAAAACTATCGGCCAAAAGTTTAATACTACGCCCCAGGCTTCCCGCCCCGCCGTCGCCTACTTCGCCCTTAAGTTCTCTTGCCCTAGCGCTCAAGCCGTCTGGGTCTTCACCGCTAAAAGCTTTAGCAATTTTCATTACATTATCTAGTAACCGTTTAAGTACAGGTATAAACTTAACTCCTAAACCTTCTTGTAGTTCTCCGAAAGTTTCGCGAAGAATTGATAATTGACCTTCAAGGGTCTTTGTATTTGCTAGCGCAGAACCGCCAAATAGTTTCTGTAGTTGGTCGGTAGCCGCCCCAAAATCCTTAGTTTTGATAATGCTATCGTCTAGGGGTATGCCTAGTTTTCTAAGCGCCCCTATGTTTCCGGTATAGGCTTTACCTAAAGCAAGGCTTACTGTTTCCAAGTCTTTACCAGTAGCCGCCGATATATCTATAGCTAGGTTATTTAGGGTTTGTGCCTTAGTTAAGTCGCCAGTAGCGCGGGCAAGATTAGCCAGGGCAGGCCTTAGTTTAGTGTCGGCTATACCAAACTGTAACTGTTGTTTACCTATGTAATCTTCGGTGCTGGCTATCTGTGCGTCTGTTGCTTTAGTCGTATTCTGTAAAGCCTTTGCTAGCTTCTTTTGGCTGGCTTCGTCTTCGATAGCGCCCTTAACTGCGTCTACGCCTAACTTAACCGCCATAACTGCGGCGGCTGCGCCTACAGCTGCAAGAGCTCCTGCGGCTATTTTGCCGTACTTCTTAACCTTGCCGCCGAAGCCTTGAGCGTCTTTGCCTGCCTTGTCTAGACCTTTACCAAACTTATCTACATCTGCAAGTAGGTTAAGTTTAAGGGTTCTTTGTGTAGCCATTATGCGCTAGCCCCCTTTTTCCAGTTGTCTAAAACGTTGTCTACGGCTTCGTGCCACTCTCTAGTTATTCTAGGTTGATTAGCCCGCAAAGTAGGGTAAATCCAATAGCCTTCACTACCTTGTCCACGTTGCGGGCTACGGAATGGAAACCGCCTACCGCCGTTAGGAAACTTACCGCTTTGGCTTGTCGGGTCTGCGCCAAACTCCGAACCGTAAAGTACGTCACCAGACACAGCGCCGCCGCTAAACTTAACCCTTGAACCGCCGATAGTAACGCTAGGTACGCGGTCTTTATTAGCCCTAGTAGTCTGCGCCACTCTCATAGCTTGGGCTTTCATAGGAGCGCTAGCAGCTGCCCGTTTAATGTCTTCGGCTACCCAGCCCGCAATACCCTTAACCTTTTCTTTAAGTTCGGTTTTGCTGTCTTTGTCCATTTCGTTTAATACCTTAAACAAAGCGCGAATTTCTGGGGTAATGTCCATTTGTACTTTAATGGTTTGCTTCTCTGCCATTACTTCCCATTCCTTTCGGCTATTAGTTCGTACGCGGTATTAACGTCTGTGAGCGACCAGGTAATCAAATCCCCTAGCGGTATGCCTGTATTAACGGCTAGCGCTATTAGTTCTCGCTTGACGCTTCCGCGCCTGTAGCTTTTGGGTCTTCGCTCACTACGTCAAAGGTTTCAAATTCGTGTAAAACCCAAGCCTTATGGGTCTTAATTTCGGTCTTCTTTTCCATTACCGAAGCCTTAAATAAAAGGCTAGTGATAACGTCTAAAGACCCTTCGGCCATTTTCGCGTGTGCCTGTTGCATAGTTAGTCCGGTTTCCCGTTCTAGTTCTATCCACAGCCAGGCGCTATCGTCGCTCACTATGTAGTTGTTGCCCTGTTGGGTAGTTACTTCATACTTCATTTTCTCGCCCTGTTCTCTTAGTTAAGCGCGGGATACGCTTCCGTCTTCTACTACTAGTTCTACTGTGGTTGTAAGTACATCTACTGCACCGCCACCAGCTGCCGGGAAGTTAGGGAATACGTTACCCGTAAAAGTTGAGCCGTTAGCGTCAAACGAAAACGCAATAGCAGTATCCCCAGCTGCGCCTGCAGCGTCAAATAATGCGTCGCATAGTGAACCTGCAGCGCCCCAGTCTGCAAACATTTCTACGCTTAAGGTTGCTGTGTAGTCGATAGTCTTATAAGCGCGTCCACTCAATACTTCTAGTACTGCTTGGTTTGGCTCTACGGTAAGCGTAACTGTCGAAGCCTGCGCGTCGTAGCTGTCGCCGTCAATAGTCAGGGTTAAGTCCCTGCCTGTAATGTAAGTTGCCATTGGGCTAACCCTTCCTTGTTGTTGTTATGTGTTTGTTACTAACTCAATGGTTAATGAGCTAGTAAGCATTTGTTGGCCTGAAACTTCTTGTATTTGTGGTTGCGCCCAGCCGTTAATAATTGACGTACCGCTGGGTAGTAAGTCGAATACAGATAAAGCTAAAGTTTCTAAGTTTGCTAAAGCGGCTTGGTTATCGGCTGCGCCTACTACTGCCGTTAGTTCAAAGCGTACGTTTATCCGGTTACCTGACCCGCCTATGCTAGCAGGCGTTAGGTATGGGCTGGCAGGTACTAGCACTAGGGCAGGCGGTGTTATCTGCTCTCTAGGGAATGCGTACACTACGCGCCCAGCGGCGCTTAGGCTGCCTGCTAGGGCTGTACGTAGGCTTACTAAATCTGCCATTATCCGACCAAGCTATTAGTGTCTAAGTCTTTACCTAATAAACCCATTACGCGCTGTAGCATTGAGCGCCCCAGGCGGTAAGGCGCTGGCGCAAAGTCTACGCCTTGCTGCCCCATAGTTCCCTTTTGGGTTTCCCAGATATCGACTGCAAGAGCAAGACAGGCCTCACGAACTGAAGCGTTAGTATCAAAGAGCGCTAGCTGTGAAGTAAGTACCGCTTTACCGTATGGGCGTAGGGGTGTGGCTATTACGTCGGCGGCTGTAATGGCTACCTTAAAATCGTTGGCGCGGTGTTCGGTTACTGTTCGTGAACCGTTGAAAGTATTTCCGCAGGCCGTAATAGTTAGCGCCGAACCTACTACAAAATCGTGTGGCTCTGCGGTGTAAAAGGTTGCTACGTTATCTTCTAGCTCTACGGTCACAATACTAGACCGGTTAAAGTCTAGGTAACTTAAAATAATGTCGCTAGCCGCGTCTGCTACTTGTTGTACTACCGCGTCTGAATAGATTGAACCAATACCAAGCACAGCCTTTAATTCACTAATGCTAATAATTGCCATAGGTCTAACCTTTCAGAATTGGGGTGTAGGGGCGGCACAGGGCAGCACCGCCCCTACGTTTAATTGGGTGTTTAGCTCTGCTGGTAAACGCGGATACCCAAAGGCTTCTTAAGCGCGATAGCGCCGTAACCGTAAAGGCTAATTTCAATTTGGCCTGTTCCGATTGCTTCGGCACGTACTTGACGTACTGGGCTTTCGTACCAAGTAGCGGCTTCTGGTGCGACCAAAATCATACCTTCGTCTGCGCCTGCTCCAATGTGTGGGTCTACGTAAAGGTTTGTGCCTAGTACGTTACCTACGATTGAAGTACCATTTACTGCGCCTGGTGCATTTTGTGGTGCTGCGGCGTTGTAAAGTGGGCGGTCTGCGCCGTCCTGGTATCCCATAATTGCAGCCCAGTTAGTGCTGTTAGCTACAAGGTTACGGGCAAAGTTACCCGAACCTGCGTAAGCTGCGGCGCTCTCGGTTGCGATAAAGGACTGTAGGCCGTCTGCCGAACCTGCTACGGCTGTCGCGTCTGTTCCACCGGATAGAAGAGCAGATACTACTGCAAGGTCTGTGGCCTTAGCGTAAGCCGAACTTAGCTCTCTTAGAAGCTCTGTCAAAAACGCAGGGCTTGAGCGGTCAATGAGCTCATAGGATACGATACTTGCGCCCGCGAACTTGGAAACGTTCACAGTCATAAAGTTTGAAGTCATTGGTGTACCAAACGTATTGCCTTCTTCTGCAACTACAGCCACAGAAGGCGCTTGGGTTAGTCGCGGCAAGGTAAACGACATACCACTAGCTGGCAAAGCGCCGCCCGAGATAGCGTCAATAGTTGGCCGTCCGTCGATAGTGGTAGAGATAAACTCCTGCAAGTGTGGCGCAAGGGTTAGACCGGTATTGGTCGTTGTGCTTTCGTCGGCTGCCCGTACATACTGGCGGCTGTCTTCGTTACCCATAGCGGCTTTAATGGTGTGTTCTAGGTAAGAAGTTCCATTAACAATTGGGCTTCTTGGTGCGGTGCGAATTGGAGCTGCAGCTTGAATAACCGGTGTAACGGCTTCTACTTCTGCGGCTTCAACTTCTGGGTTTTCATTTTCCATTGTTGTTTCCTTTTGGTTTTCCTCGGCTGCTGCTTCGGTGGTTTCTGGGGTTTCTTCGTCGTCTTCACTTGCGGCGACTTCTAAAATACTTGCGTCCTTAAAGGCTGGGTTAGTTACGTGGGCTACGGCTGTAAGCGTTGCCTTGCTAACTTTCATTACGCCCTTGTCTATGGTGTACTCGTCGGCGCTGGCTTCGATAGAGAAGCTAGGGCGCAACCCTTCGGCGGCTTCAATTAGCGCGTCTGTACCGGCAGTAGTTGGCGCAATTTTGAAAGCCATATTTATACCCGCTGGGGTAACTTCTTCGCTGCCAGGTATGCCGCGTCCTAGTACATTGGTCGCAACGTGTTCGCGGTTCAAAATAATGTTTTCGGCCTTAAAGTCTGCGAAAGACCCAAACTCAAAAGCAACTGCACCCGCGCTAGTGTTGCCCACTTTGCCAAAAGGTACGACCATACCGCGAATAGTGCGGGTTACGGTGTCTGCGGCTAGTATCTTGCCGTCAAAGTTAATTTTCATTTGTTTCTGTTCCTCTCGGTGCTAGGCCTTCCATAGCCCTAGCTTCTTCTACGTCAATTAGACCTAGTTCTAGCATTCGTGCTGTTACTTCCATA